AGTCGATCGTGTCGTTCTGGAAGTGCACCGGCACGTAGAACAGGCCCGTCCACGTCACCGCGCTGGCCGCTGGCGTGGAAGAGATCGTGATGATCCCGGTGTCCACGTCCAGGTCATAGCCAGCAGGCGAGCCGGTGCCGTCAATCGGCGTGCCCGACACCTCCACCACCAGCCCCGCCAGGCGCGGTCGCGTGATCTTCCTGCGGCTGGTGCGCGCCGACCCGGCATGGGTGTAGAGCTTTTCGAGCTGGTACGTGTCTCCGGTCAGGGCCGACACGACACCCGAGGTCACTTCGAAGTCCTTGGGGTCCTCGAGCAACATGCCGTAGGCGCCGCCCACGGTGATTTCGTGAAGCGTCTCGATGTCCTGCCAGGCCAGGAGGCTCATCGGAATGACGCCGAACTCGTACTCGCGCAGCCCCTGCTCCCAGGCCGCGTTGATCTGCATGTGCCCGCTGACCTGGGCCACGCGGCGGTTTTGCCGCATCAGCCGCCCGCTCAGGCCGGCGCTGATGACGCGCTTGGGGACGATGACGTCCGAATAGACGGTGATTGCCATCAGGAATCCCTTCCGCGCCGCACTGCCTGCAGCTGTATGCCGCGGCGAATTTCCCGGCCTTGATTGAGCGCCTGCTGGCTGGACACCCCGGGCGTCGCGTTGACCTGGACGATGTAGGTATCGCCCGCGCCGCCACCCTTGCCCAGCGGGGTGACCTTGCCGCGCTTGTTGCCCATCATCAGGAACTGCTTGCCGCGCACGTCCAGCAGCTCGGGCCCATACTCATTGACCGGGTGGATGCTGCCTGGCATCGCCGTGCCGCCGGTGGCCATGCCAAAGAGGGCCAGCGTTTCCGGCGACATGCCTTCCAGGCCGGTGGTGCTGGTAAAGGTGCCGCCGCCACCACCCATCCCGAACAGGCTCCCGAGTCCGCCAGCACCGCCCCCGCCCCCACCTGAAGCGGCGACAGCGCTCAACGCTGCAGCGGCGGCATTGGCTGCTGCGGTCAATGCCGCCATCGCCGTGGTGCCCGTTGCATAAGCCACGTTCTGCCCCGTAATGCTGGCCGTGAGCGTCGTCATGGCTGCCGCTCCGGTCGTGTACGCCACGTTCTGCGCCGCGATGCTGGCTGTCAGCGTCGCCGTCTGTGCGGCCTGCGCAGCGATACCGGTGGCGTCGCGGCCGAGATCCATGCCCCAGCCGGCGTCGCCGGGCCCGGCCACGTCGGGGACGCCTGCCGATTCGCCCAAAGGGTTCTTTTTGCCGAGCCCGAACAAGTTGCCAAGCAATCCGCCTCCACCCGAAGACTGGCCGTTGCCGCCGATGATTTTGGTGAGGTAGTCCTCCAGCGGCTTGGTGATCAGGTTCTTGACCAGGATGCGTTGGATCTGGTCGGAAATGCCCGTGAACATGCCCAGCACGCGCTCGCGCAACGTCTTGCCGCGCGCGAGCAAGGCCTCCTCGACGCTACTGGCGATGCCCTGCCCCATTTCCCGGCCGATGTCGCGCACCTTTTGCAGCAGCGGTTCGGCCTCGGCGGCGGCCTGGCGGAACTGCAGGGCCATCTTTTCGGCAAAGAGCGCGGCCTCGGGCGTGCCCAGGGCCGCGGCCAGTTCGCGCGCCTTCACCACCATCTCCCCCATCGCTCCAAGCGCGTCGGTGCGGACGGCGCCGATCTGGCGCAGCGTGTCGATCTCCGACGCTCCGGCGGCCTGCGCATCGAGCAGCGCGTTGCGCTCCTTGATGCCGGCCTCTTCGACCAGGCGGCCGTAATCGTTCTGGGCGCGCGACAGGGCGTCGGTCTGGGTCAGCGACTTGCCGTAGGCTTTGGCCTGCTCTTCGGCGGCGGTCGGATCGAACCCGATCCTCGTGAGCAGCTCCTGCGCCTCCTGCGTCTGCTTGGCGATACGCAGCGCCGACGCGCCGGCGGTGTCGCCAGCCATCCCCTTCATTGCAGCAAGGAGGTCGTAGTAGGCGTAGGCGTTTGCCTTAACCGCCCTCTCGTTCTCCAGGAGCGTCAGTTTTTCCCTGTTCGCCGCATCCTCGACAATGCCCGCGCGTTTTTGCGCTGACTCGGCAATTTTGTTGTCCAGATCGATGCGCTCAGGCTCCTTGAGCAGAGGGTTCTTTCTGGCCTTCGCCCAAGCCGCCGATTGCTCATCGATCGCGTTAAGTTCGGCCTGCAGGGCGGCGGCGCGCAACTCCTTTTGCTTGGCGTGCAGGTCGGCCAGAGACGTGAGGCCATCCTGGTAGCGTCCCTTTGCCAATTGATTCGCGAACTCGTAGGCGTCCTTCTGTTGCTCCGCGAACTCGCGGATGATTTTCAGTTGCCCGTCCAATGTCTTGCGCAGCGCGGCGCCTGCGGAGCCCGCGGCGCCAGCGCCGCCATCAGCCAGTCCGGAGGTGTCGACCTTCGGCTTCTTCGGCGGCAGGGCTCCGCCCGCGCCCGTCTGGGCAAGCCTGGAGAACCCGGCTTCGACCTTGTCCTGAAGGCCGAGCGAGAACTTCATCTTCGCGCCCTCAGCCCGCGCTTCTTTCGCGAGATCGATCGCCGCCTGGAACTCGCCGCGCGATACCGCTCCGACAATCGCTGCGGCAATCCCGTAGGACTTGCCAATGAGGATGACCGACTGCGCCACCGCAAACGCGCCATCACCAAGCACGGCAAGGGAGCGTGCCGCGCTCTCGGCAAACTCCTTTACCGCGCTGCTGCCCTTTAGATCGCCAGACGCTTCATCTACCTTCAGCAGCTCCTTGATCACCTCGGTCATGGCCTCGGTGAAAACGGTCATTGCCGGCGCCGCCTGGGTAGCCATCGCCTGCGCGTAGGCGTTCAACAGGGCCTTCGCGCGCGCCTGTTTGTCAGAATATTCGTCTGCAAGCGTTATCTGCTCTTTGGTCAGGATGTTGACGCGCCCGACGCCCTCGCCCAGCTCCTTCAGGAAGGGCAGCAACTGCGCCCCGCCTCTGACCAGCGCCTCCATGACAGCGGTTTTTCCAGGGCCGTCTTCAAACCCGGCCAAGGCCTTCGCCAGCCTCTCCATTTGAGCGGCCGGGTCGAGCTGCTTGAACTCCTTGAGCGGTATCCCGATGGCCTTCAGGGCCGCGCCCGCGCCCTTCGATTCGTCATTGATCTTGCTAAGGTTTTTCGTCAGCTTGATCGAGGTTTCAGCCACCGCCGCCATGTCGGTGCCGCCGATCTTTGCCGCCACCGACAGCGATGCCATTGCTTCCGCACTGGCGCCGGTCTTCTCGGCCAGATCTTGAAAGTCACCCGCTTGTTTTATCAGCCTGTCGGCGGCATAGAACGCCGTCGCGGCGGCAGCACCAATGCCGATGATGGCGGTAGTCGCGATAGACGCGGCTTGCCCTATGGCCTTGTCGATCGAGCGCGCGAGCTTCTTGGCCTCGTACTCGGATTTAGTCAGCCCCGATGTGAACTCGGCCGCATCGAGGCCGAGCCGCACGACGAGCTGGCCGATCGTATTTGCCATGGCTTACTCGATTCGTTTCTTGGGGCGGGGATTGAACTTGAAGAAAACGGCGGCGTCGTCGGCGCTGTCTTCGACCGGATCGAACAGGAAGTCCGTCAACTGATCGTTCTGCACGCCCGCTGCCTTGGCGCTCCACATCGCGATCTGCGCCAGATAGAGCTCGAGGCGCCTTTGAGGAAGCATCCGCCGCGCCGCGTAGTGCTGCCACTGCTGGAACTGCCATTCCGGCATCCGGTTCGCCAGATCCTGCGGCGTGACACCGATCTCCAGCGACAGGTCCAGCAGGAACTCGCGGCGCGAGGTCAGTTTCCCGGGTCTTCGGCTCCGAGCTGATTGGCCGCCTTGAGGATCGCATTCAGCCTGGACATGCCCATGCCGACCAGGAAGGCGATGTCCGCTTCGTTGTCGACGTCGAACAGCAGCTCGCCCTTTTCGCTGCACACGATGCACGCGACGATCACGGCATTGCGGCGCATGTCGTCGCCTTCGGCCTTGGCCTTGGCGTTGGACTTGTCCACGGTAGCCGCGGTGAGCTCGCGGATGTGGAAAGTGCCCCAGCCCTTCACGGTGACCGGGGCCATTTCGAAGGGGGCCGCGCTCATGGCGGCCATCAGTTCTTCGCGGTTCATGCCGTTCCTTTACGCGGCCGCCGCAAAGTCAACGCGAGCGCCGGTGTTGCGGATCGTGAGCGACCCGGTCCAGATGCCGTTGACCGCCGCCGACTCCGTGGTCTGCTGGATGAAACCGAGTTGCACCATCCGGCCACCGGAGTTGGGCAGGTCGACGCGAACGGCCATCTTGTTGCCCTTGTTCGTGCCGGTGTAGAAGTCGGCGATGGCCAACTGGATGGCGGTGCGCGGAGCGAACTTGAAGTCCAGCTGCGTGGTGCCGAAGTCGGGCAAGCCGATCTCGAACTCCATGGCATCAGAACAAAGCGAGGTGGAGTCGATCTCCGGGCTGGATCCGCCCTGGCGGTTGTAGCCGGTGAGCTCGCAAAAGTTCGAGAACTCACCCTCTGCGATCGTGCCGCCGCTGACATACGTGCCGTAAGCCGTGCTGTCCTGATCGACCAACTGGAAGGTATCCACATCCACGATGTCGACCACGAACACGCCGTCATTGAGCTCGGTCATGCCGACGATGCTGGTCAGCTTGACGACCTGGCCGTCGACCAGGCCGTGGCCGACACAGGTCACGACCGCCGGATCGGCCTTCGTGATCGCCGTGATCGCCGAGGCGGGGCTGTTGGTGACAAAGGCCGTCAGCACAGCAATCGTGCTCCCGGCGAACTTGAAGGTTTTACTCGCGCTCAATTTAGCTCTCCTTACGTGGTTAAGAAATTCCGCCGGGAGGCGGGCGCAGCTGCGTCTGGCATTTGGGGCCAGTAGCGATTGCTCTTTGAAAGGTTGATCACGCCCGGAATGACGCGTAGGTTGTGTTCAACATGAAGGCCGCAGACGATGTCGCTGACCAACGGGACGATGTGGTCGACGTGCCACTCGAAGCCGGTGGACTCGGTGCGAAGCCTCGCGATTTCGTAGGCTTGCTCGATGAAGAATTGATTTGCCCAGGCCGGGCATGCTTTGCGCTTCAGAGCCCTGCGACGAGCCTGGCGAGCCGCGTGCTTATCCAGGTTCCGCGCAAGCCATAACCGGTTTTTCTCTTTAATCCGATCTGGATTTGCCTTCGCATACTCGGCTACACACTTGTTCCTCTTGTCCTTGTTTTCTGCGTGCCACTTTCGCGCCGCCGCCCTCACGACTTCCCTGTTCTCGAGCCGGTACTTCGCTTGCCGGTCGCGCACCTGTTCACGGTGTTCGTTTTCCCAGCTGGAAGCGCGGGCAATGAAGGCATCCTTGTTCTGCCGGTAGTACGCCTTGTGATCGAACTTCGCATTTGCGGCGTTGCGACATGGCTTGCAATCTCGCGTCAGCCCGTCGCGCGTTGATCGGTTCACGCCAAAGGCAGACAGGGGCAATTCCGCCTTGCAGCGCGTGCATACCTTCCCCATTGCTCGGTCAGGTCAGCGAGGACCCGTAGGAAATCCAATCGGCGCTGGCGCGGTAGACCTTGGTCTCGGCGTCGAAAGTGGTGATCGGCCGGCCCTGCATTCGGCAGGGCGGGCTGAGCGTCTTCATGGCTGTGCGGATCAGCGGCGTCAGCGCGTCACGAGCCTCTGCCGTGCGCGCGATCCAGTCGATCTGGATGCGAAAGTCGTCGGTCGAATCGTCACCGTCGCCTTCCAGGTCCTCCCAGGTGGCACCGCCCGCCAGCGTGTAGCGGATGGCCGGCACGATCGGCGCGTTGGCCTCCTGGTCGAACTTGTCTGGCAGCACCTGGTTGTTAACCAGGGCCTTCAGCGCGTCGAAGATGTCGGATTTCAGGCTCACGGCTACACCTTGGCGATTCGGGCGGCGAGCTTGTTCTTGATCGCATCCACGGCGGCACCCTTCTCGGCATCGAATGCGGGGCGCAGAAACGGCTCGGCCGGCATGTTCACGGTGCCGAACTCGACGAAATGCGCGTGCGGCGCGTAGTTGCTGACCAGATCGGTCTTCT